CTGCTCTCGCAAACCAGGATATGCTGATTGTCCACCTATATGCCGGCACAGCCAAAACCGCCGCGTTTGCGGAGCGATATTCCGCCTGTATGGTTAAGCCGTCCAGCCTGGGCGGGGAGGGCGGCGGCTCTGTTGGAATGCCCTATGATGTGACCATGGGTGGCACAAGAACCACCGGAACGGCGTCTATTTCCGGCGCTAAGGTGACTTTTACTCCAGACGAGGTGTAAGACGTGAAAGAACTAAGCTTTGACAGCGGACTTGTTACATATTCCCTGAATGGAAAGTGTGAGGTGTCTTTTAACCCGACTGACAGCAACTTTGTGGAAAATCTATACTCCGCCTTTGAAGAACTGGATAAAAAGCAGGAAGGGTATAAGGCACAAATTGAAAAAATTGCAGACAAGCGGGAAATCTTTGCCTTTGCAAAAGAGCGGGATGCTGAAATGCGCAGCATCATTGACGGCGTGTTTGGCGACGCGGTTTGCGATGTGCTGTTTGGCGGTATGAATGTTTATGCTTTGGCAAACGGGCTTCCGGTGTGGTGTAATCTCATGCTGTCCGTGATGGATGAAATTGATTCTTCATTTGCGCGCGAACAGAAAGCCACGAATCCCAAGCTCCAAAAGTATCTAAATAAGTACCAAAAGTATCAAAGAAGCTGAAGTAAGGAGCACGGCATGAGTTATGGGCTGCCAAAAACCGTTGAAATAGACGGAGAAGAGCTTGCTATTCGCTATGATTATCGTGTCATCCTTGACATTTTTGAAATTCTGAACGACCCAGATTTCAACGATCAAGAACGAGCTCTTGCCGTGCTCCAAATCTTCTATGTGGAATTTGACCAACTGACGGATTATGACGCGGCGATTCAGGAGTGCTTTCGCTTTATTAACGGTGGAAGAGAAGAAATATCCAAACAAAAACAGCCGCAGCTGATTTCCTGGAAACATGATTTTTCTATGATTGTTGCCCCAATCAACCGAGTCCTTGGATATGAAGTGCGGGCAAAAGAATATGATCCGCAGACCAATACAGGAGGAGTTCATTGGTGGACTTGGCTAGGTGCCTACATGGAAATTGGGGACTGCTTATTTGCACAGATCATTCGTATTCGGGAAAAAAGAGCGCTTGGAAAACCGTTGGATAAAGCAGACAAAGAGTTTTATAGAAAAAACCGGGATATCATTGACCTAAAAACACAGTACACCGATACAGAGCAAGAGCTTTTGAAGGCATGGACAAAAAGTAAGACGGCACCCGAAACAGGCACCGTCTGAGGAATTCATTACTGAGCTTTTTTCAATTCTTCAATTTGCCGGGTATGTATAGCCACCGTCTTTTCAAGATCATCCACGCGATCTTCCACAATGTCCATAGCTTCTTGTGGAATCAGCTTCTTTTCAATGTCGTCAAGCCGTTCTGAAAGGACTTGGAATTTGGGTTCAAAATAGGACTCCATCATGACCATCATGCGCCGTTCGGATTCTTGATTTAGTCTTGCAATAATTTCTAAATCCTTTTCATCTAGCATCCCGATCACCTCTTGGTTGCTATTATACGGGCTGACCGGATAGCTGTCAAGAAACTGTACCTTGAAAACTTTATATTGAGATAGCGTAAAAATTTTTGGAAAACCTCTTGACTTTTTGTGTACATAAAAATATAATTAAGTATGTACATGGAAAGAAGGTGATGAAATGTCGCCCCGTACAGGCAGGCCAAAGGTCGAAAACCCGAAGAATATTCAAGTGAAGTTTTTAGCAGACAAAAAAACTGTTTCTGATTTGGATTTTTGCTGTAAAAAACTGAACAAGACTAAAAGCGATATTATTCGCATGGGGATTCAAAAGGTTAAGGCCGAGACAGAAAAATAGAGTGTTGGCCGCCCTGACAAGCATACCAACACCCTATATCACCACACCCGGAGGTTTGGTAAATCTATTATGCCACACCTCCTGGTGAAAATCAACAGGAGGTTTCCCATGAACGAGAGAAACAGTATTCAAGAATTGCTCAACCAACTGACCAACAGTGAGCATTGGGTCAAGCGTATCGCCGCCGCCTACCTAGGGACAAAGCCTGACCAAGTTATTATTACTGTAAAAGCTTCTGGGGAGTACGGCGATGATAGATGATGAGATTTATTACTATCCGCTGGTTCAATCGCCTTTTGGAAAAGTTCCCCTGGTAGGAGCCACCATGACAGACGAACGGGAAAAAGAACTGGCGGAGAAATATCTGATTTTACGAGAGCATGATTGCCAAAATACCTTAAAGAAAGAATTTACTCCTGTACTGTTTATGCCGGTTTCACAGAGAAAAAAGAGGCAGGGACGGTACAGCTACTAATGGAGGAAGCAATGAACGAACTTATGATTTTTAATAATCCCAGGTTTGGAGATATCCGTACCATTGAGGAAAACGGCAAGGCGCTGTTTTGCGGTCTGGATGTTACTAATGCACTTGGCTATAAGAACTCCCGCAAGGCTCTGGCAGACCACTGCAAGGGGGTAACGAAACGTTACACCCCCACCAAGAGCGGTGAGCAGGAAATGAATTTTATCACCGAGGGCGATATCTACCGCCTCGCCGCCAAGTCTGAACTCCCCGGCGCTGACGAGTTTGAGAGTTGGATTTTTGATGAAGTCCTCCCCAGCATCCGCAAGAGTGGCGGCTACATCGCCGGACAGGAGAACATGACCGCCGAAGAACTCATGGCAAAGGCCCTGATGGTGGCGCAGAAAACGCTGGCAGACCGCGAGGCGCGGCTCTCCGCCATGACTGTGGAAAACCAGATTATGCGACCCAAAGCGGACTATTTCGACGAACTGGTAGAGCGGAACACGCTGACCAACTTCCGTGAAACCGCAAAGGAGATCGGAGCGCCGCCCAAAAAGTTTGTGCAGTTCCTGCTAGATAAGAAATATGTCTACCGCGACAAAAGGGGCAAGCTGCTGCCCTATGAGAGCGCTAAGAACGATGGCCTGTTTGAGGTCAAGGAGACTTTCAATGAGAAGACACAGTGGAGCGGAACACAGACGCTGGTAACGCCCAAAGGCCGTGAAACATTCCGGTTGCTGTTTATCGCATAAAGAACCCCCGCCATCTCCATATGAGGGAGCGGGGGTTTGGCCATTTTTACTGCTTTGAATAAGTAAACGCAATATCTTTTCCGGACCAAAAATCGGGGGTAAACTTCACTTCTATTGTGGACCATCCAGATGGAACCTCATATCCGATAACTCCATTCATCTTTTTTCCAGCTGCAACAGAACCATCAAGTTGTTTCTGGTTGGTACTCAACATTGCTGAAAGGTTCATTGAAGTAGAATAATCATCGACATAAGCCTCAAACGACATGATAGAACTAACAGCTATATCTGTGTCAGAATTGTTCTCTATTTCAAATTCACAAACAACAAAAACGTTTCCATCAGTTGGAGTCATATAATTTCCACCGTTGTTTTCAGAAACGTTAACTAAGGTTACATGAACATCATTTAAAGCAGCTGTTTCTCCAACATTGAAAACGGTTTTAGTCTCAGTGTCTGTCTTCTCATTATCAGACCGCCCACTTTCGGTGCCCTGTGCTGAGGATTGCACTAATTCCGGATCACGGCTATCCCCAAATATAGATGCAAAAACACCTATTAAAAAAATAACAAGAAGAACAAAAGCCACGGTTTTTAAAGTGTGTTTTTGTTTCGCACCACATTGAGGACACGTTTTTGCCGACTTCGCGATTTCAGCTCCGCAAGATTTACATTTTGTCATCTTTCCCATTCCAAATACCCTCCATATTTTCTTTAAAAATAGCAAAAACAAGTGAATTTCTCTTTTACATACAAAATCCCCCTCAATATATAAAACTTCTAGGAAGCAAGGTGATCTTATGGCCGCTGATGGCTCTATCGTAATTGATGTTGATCTTGATAATAAAAAGGCGCAACAAGAACTGAACAAACTAAACAAAAAAATTGAGAGTTTAAACGACCAGATTTATATTAAGCAGCAACAACAAATGCCGTTGATTGAACAATCTAAGCAGCTTGGTGCAGAGCTGGATGCTGCAAAAGCAAAACTAGAAAGCATGAAAAGCGGTGGCGAGTTTTTCACATCTTCTAGTATCAATCAACAGGCAGAAAAGGTAAAGCAGCTCCAAAAAGAATGGGATGCTGTGCAGAAAAAGGTAGAAAGCTATGATGCTTCTATTGAGAAAAGCAACATTGCCCTTAATCTGACCAAAGAAAGAGCGGGAGATATTCAAAAACAACTTGCATCTTCTGGACCAAACACAGAAAGAATGTCACAGGCCATGGAGCGGATGCAAAAGAACGCAGGAAAGTTTTCCATGAGACTACGAGAAGTGGTACGAAGCGCGTTGATTTTTACAGTGATCTCTCAGGGACTTGCCTCTCTGCGAGAATGGTTTGGAAAGGTCATTAAAACCAATGATGAAGCGACTGCGGCCATCGGTAGATTAAAGGGAGCCCTCCTTACATTAGTACAGCCCTTAGTAAACGTGATTATACCAGCATTTACAGCATTTGTAAATGTGCTGTCAAGAATCATTGCAGCAATTGCTAATGTCGTTTCTGTGCTGTTTGGCAGTACCATTAAACAATCTGCACAGGCGGCGGAAGGACTGAACAAAGAAGCTGAGGCGTTGGAAGGAGTTGGGACCGCGGCAGACGAGGCTTCCGGGTCTCTAGCCGGGTTTGACGAAATTAATCAATTAGCAGGAGAGTCCAAAGGAGGCGGTGTAGGAACGGGGTCAGATGCTATTGCACCGACATTTGACTTTGAAGAACAAGACACCGGGATTCTTGATAAAATTTTAAACCTTGTCAAATTGATCGGGACAGCGTTGCTATATTGGAAAATTCCCGCGCAGTTTAGAAACGGGTTAAAGACTCTTTTAGGGTTATTTCTTGCTATAGATGGTGCAATTGAATTTATTAGGAATACATTTGACGCATGGGTAAACGGCGTTACATGGGACAACCTCTTAGGAATGCTTTTAAGGGCGGCTGAACTTGTGGCGGGACTTTGGCTGGTTTTTGGGCGCGCTGGAGCGGCCGTTGGCTTGATTGTAACGGGTTTGACAATGCTTGTAACTGGATTCAGAGATGCGTATGAAAACGGATGGAACTTACAAAATCTGATTCTCTCTATCGCGGGAATTTTGGCAACGGGTGCGGGAATCGCACTCCTCACAGGCTCCTGGATTCCGATGTTGGTCGCGGGAATTGCGGCTATTGTCTTAGCAATTACGACTGCTTACGGACAAGGAGAAGCTCTATTGAGCGGAATTCAAACGATTTTACAAGGGTTTATTGACTTCTTTGTTGGAGTATTTACAGGAAACATTGAACAGGCTATCGCGGGAATTACTGGAATTTTTGATGGTCTTAATATTGCGGTTACAGCGATTTTTGACGCAATCGAGACCATGATTCAGAGCTTCCTAGACTGGTTGGACGAAAAAACCGGCGGCGTACTCAGCCCTATTATTGATACAATCAAGAATTTGTTTAGTTTCGCGTTTGATGGGATTAGAACTACTGTTACGAATGTAATTAACGCTATTGAACAAATTTTTACAGGGTTGGTTCAATTCATTGGAGGCGTTTTTTCCGGAGACTGGGACCTCGCATGGGAAGGGATTAAAAATATTTTCAAAGGGGCTTGGAATGGGATTGTCAGTGTGATCGAAAGCGCCATTAATCTGATTATCAGCGGGATCAATAAACTGCTAGACGGCCTTCAAGCATTGACAGCTTTTGAACTCCCTGACTGGTTGGGAGGCTATTCGTTCAAAGGAATCAACATTCCAAGAATTTCAAAAGTATCAATTCCGCGCTTGGCGCAGGGCGCAGTGATTCCCCCCAACCGGGAATTCCTGGCTGTCCTGGGCGACCAGCGGAGCGGAACCAACATTGAAGCGCCGCTTGATACGATTCAGCAGGCGTTGGTGCAGGCAATGCGAGAAATTGGAATTACATCTGGCGGAACGCAGACAATCAACCTTGTGGTGGACGGCCGTACACTTGCAAAGGTCATCGTTCCGCAGATCAATCGCATGACACAGCAAGCCGGAAAGCCGGTTCTAAACTTCTGAGGTGGATATGGAGATTTTGAAAATCAACGGGCACGACTATTCCCCATATGTGAAGAGCAAAGGCTTTGGCTGGAGCAGGGAGGACCTAGACAGCGATAAAACGACCCGCACAAAAAATGGGAAAATGCGCCGCCATAAAATTACAACCAAGCGAAAGCTGTCTTATGCCATGCTGGAAATGAACCAAAATCTTTTAGCGCAGTTGGATGACGATTTAAGCTCCGCCACATTTCCAGCTACATACCGTGATCTGCATGGTACCATGACCAAGACCTTTTACTGTTCCTCGTTCAGCGCCAATATCAGTGAAGTATGGGACGGCGATACTGATATTTGGGAGGGAGCGTCTTTCAATATCATAGAGGTGTAGCTATGGCACAGACGACAAGCGAACTGTGGAAAAGCCTTTGGAGGATGCCAAACACAGAGCGGGAATACAAGTTTGAGATTAATGGCGTTGAGTACGGTCCAGATCAGGAAGTGGAGCACTCTTACAGCAACGGCCTGTTTGAGGATTTCGGAATTGGCAACGCATACACCGCCAGCTTGAAAATCAGCCTTTTTGCGGACAACATTCCAAAGGCGGCGACCATCAAGCGGTATATCCGCCTGAAAAATGGGACACAGGTTTCCGAATGGATTCCGAAGGGCACATTCTTCACCAACCGCAGGAGCGAGGACGACAGCTATTGGACGCTGGAAGCCTATGATGCCATGCGCAAGGCGGAGGTGGTTTGGGAGCCGGACCAGAGCCTGGAATTTCCCATGACCATGCCGGACGCTGTTGCGGAGTTCTGCCGCATTCTGGGAGTAACGCTGGACAGCCGGACGGCGCTGAACGCCAACTACACCATTGATTATCCGGCCAACGATTACACCATCCGGAACGAACTGTGTTTTATCGCCGCCGCCCATGCGGGGAACTGGATGATAACAGACGCAAATACCTTATATCTGGTTCCGCTCCTGTCCGCTCCTCCGGAAACAAATTATTTAGTGGATGAACACGGAGACGCCATCACCTTTGGAGGTGACAGAATTCTTGTCTGAACAATTCTTTGTCGGCCTGGACATCACAGGCTTTGAGAATACCGGGAAATATAAGCCTATCTCCCGTGTGACACTGATGGTGGATGATGAAAACGTATTGACGGCGGGGGACGATACAGGGCTTGAAATCACGGCATCGTGTCCCCACGCAACCCAGACGATGGTCAACGCGATTCTTTCACAGCTGCAAGGCTATGAATATCAGTCATTTACAGCAGCTGCGGCCAATTTGGACCCGTCTGCTGAACTTGGAGACGGCGTTACTGTCAGTGGGCTATATTCCTTTATTTCCAGGCTAGAGGACGATGGAGATGGCTATCCAAGCATATCCGCTCCCGGAGAGGTGGAACTGGAGGACGAATACCCGTCTGCTGGTCCCATGACGCAGGAGTTTAATCGCAAGATCGCAGAGACCCGTTCCACAATCACAAAAACGGCGGAAGAAATCCGTCTGGAAGTGGAAAACGAAATTGAAGGTCTGTCATCTAGCATTTCCGTTCAGTTGGACAGCATTACATCCACAGTGCAGGGTTTGAATGGACAGGTTTCCACGATCTCGCAAAAGGTGAACAACATCACACTCACGGTGCAAAACGGCACAGACCGCTCGTATATTGATCTCTCTGTGGGCGGCGTTACGGTTGCCTCGCAGGTCATTCGATTTACTGGGGATGTGGTGTTTGAGTCCAGCCTGACCGATGGCTCCACCATGATTTCTGGAGACAACATTTTGACTGGCGAGGTGTCCGCAGAATATATCCGGCTGGGCGGAGAAATGGCAGTCTATGAGAGCCTTAGTTCCAGGGCTGACCTGGGCGGCTACATCGGGTATGTGACCAGCTACGATTATAACGGCTCCCGCACCTATGGGATGGGTATGATTGAAGCTGTCAGTGAAAATCAGGTAGTTGCTACTAGCGGCGGCGTTCGTATGACCACCGATAATGGCGAGGTCGTTGTGGCAACCAATATTACACTGGACACCCGAAATGCCGTCAATGTGTACGCAAACCGCTTTACATCAGATGTGGAGCTGAATGTGACTTCTGACCGAAACGCAAAGGATGACATTCGGTATGATGTTGCTGAAAAATATATCTCTCTGTTTGACCGGCTGAACCCAGTGAGCTTTCTCTATAAAGGGAAAGAAGCCAAGCGTCACCTGGGCTTTATCGCGCAGGATGTGGAGGATATTTTGAATGAAATCGGGATGCCGCTGGATGATTTCGCGGCTCTGTCTGTGGATGAAGAGGGGCGGTATGGCCTTTCTTATGGAGAGTTTGTCGCGGTGCTGACGGCAAAAATTCAGCAGTTGGAACAACGATTGAAAGCTTTGGAGGGCTGATATGGAAGAGACAAAGAAATTGATTGATGATGCGATTGCCATTCTTTCAACGCTTTCTGTGAATGGAGACGCGGTAGAAGTGATGGCAGCAGCCAAGAGCAAGCTGCGGAAAGCATCCGCAAATCTCAAGGAGGAACCCGATGGCCGATAAGAATATCAGCACGCTCCCGGCAGTGGAGAGCATCGACAATGACTCCCTCTTTGTTGCGGAGCAGCAGGGAGTGGCTTCCAAAGTGACGGGCGCGCAGGTTGCGTCATTTGCCAAGGAAGCAGCTAACGCCAATGTACAAGCGGCTGTAGATGCGGCGAAAAAAGCGCAGGAGGCCGCAGAGACTGCAGAAGCGGCGGCGCAGGGGAAAGCCCCCCCCCCCCACGGGGAAGAGGA